GTGTATAATGGCAAGTTTCAGCATTGTCTAAGTACTTGGTATTTTTCCCGAATCTGCTAATATTTTCGTATTAGAACGACAAGGTCTATAAATAGACCATTAGATCAAAGACCGGATCATAATCCATTCTTTGGAGGAATAGAAACAATGGCTCTTAAGCTTCTTCAGCCGGGCATTCAGCCCCTCGGTCAGTTCGATTACGACGACGCCGATGCCGCTTTGCTTGGCGGTGAAATCGGAACCCTGACCGCTCTTACGCGGACCAACACCACAGCCGAACAGGCTGCGGCAGATGTCCTTGACGGTTACACCAACATCACAGATCATCTACGTGCAGGTATTACTCGCGCTCTCGCAGATGGCGATAGGCCCCTGTGGCTTCTGGATGAGGGAGCTGCTGGATATGGTACTCTGTTTGGTGAGGTTATCGGTACTCCTGCTGGCCTTTCTACTACGGGAACCAATCTTGGACCCCACACCAGCGCTGCTAGTGGCAAAGTGACAGCCTGGGATAAGCCTGGTCTGTACGCAGTTACTCTCGACGCTGTTGACACCGCGGCCACGACGGGCCTACAGCCTACTAACTCTGCATGCGATCCTGGTGCAGCCCTGTATCCGACGGCTACTGGTCTTCTGACCCCGACTGTCGGTTCTGGTATCGGTGCCGCCAACATCGTCGGACGTTTCGTCGAGTTCGAGACGACTGCTGTCTCGCTTGTTAGAACCCCCGCCTCCCTCGTAGGAGCCGCAGAGGTCTTCGAGCACGCAGTGGTCAGTTACCGCGTTGAATAGTTCTAACACTGTCCGGGCGGCTGCTTTTGTATGGGCAGCCGTCCTGGCGGCTTTTAGCCGCCGAATTAATCAAAAGCACTCAAGGAGGCCAAAGATACAATGTCCACCAAGTTATTCAACACCCATGGCGAACTGAACGCTACGGGCGTAAAAGATGCCTTGGCCAACATCGTCAAGTATGCTTCGGTTCTTGAAGAGATGCAGCCCGCCAACAGCGGTCTGGCACAGACCCCCTCCTTCAATGACCAGCAGCGTGATGAGTTGATCAAGCGCGCTCTCATGACCCAAGAAGGAAAGATTGCACTTGGGCAGGCGATGGCTAACCCGATCCGTCGAAACCTGGATTACCAGGGAGTCGGACGTAGGGTTCTCGTCGTAGATCCCCTGCCGCAAGGCGCTCTGCCCGTATACGACCGTGATATCGATGTCGCGGCTGTCGTGGTATCCTCGAATGGCGCTGCTCCCGAGAGCCGCGTTTTCGGTGACCGCGTGACCGTGCCTGAATTCGAGGTCGTGTCCAACCCCACTGTCCGAATCGCAGAGGTTCGTCGTCGTCGCTTTAATGTGATTGACCGAGCCCAGCAGAAGGCTCGGCAGGAGATCCAGGCTCAAGAGGATGCCAACATCTTCGCATCCCTGGATTTCGCCGGAGATGATACCCTTGGTGGTGAGAACACCGCCCAGGACATCGCGGATGCCGGACTTCTGAAACGCGATCTCTCCGAGATCAAGGTTCAGGTTGATCGCTGGGACCTTGTTACCAGCAAGTTCCTGATGAACATCATCGAGTTCAATGACATCCTGAACTGGGCGTCTGGTGGTGGCCAGGGAACTGGCGGCGGCGAGATCGATCCCGTGACCCAACGCGAAATCCTTCAGACTGGTCTTCGCGCTACGATCTGGGGCGCCGACATTATCGTCTCTAAGATTGTTCCTCCGGGAACTGTCTTCGCGACTGCTGATCCTGAGTTTGTCGGAGTCATGCCTATCAGGCAGGACATCGAGGTGCTGCCTGCTGATGAACCAAAGAGTCTTAAACTAGGCTGGGTAGTCAATGAGATCATCGGCATCGGTATTGTCAACCCGCGCGGCGTCGCCGTTGGACGCAAAAGCGTATCAGTTGGCTAATTAAACCAACTGCTTAGGAAAGAATTCATAAATAGGCACCGCATTTTTGCGGTGCCTATTTTTTTGTCTTGACATTATTGTCACCCAGACATATATTAATTATATAGTCTGACAAACCAAAGTTAGGAGGAAATAATGTCAAGAAAGATTTCGCGAGATGAATTACTGAAGAATCTGAAAGATGTAGCTGGAAAATTAAATCGTACGCCCAAGAAAGAAGATCTGCGATTAGCAAAGGGGTCAAAATATGGTGCTGCGGCTTATCAGAGAGAATTCGGTAGCATTTCTAATGCTCTGTTGGCAGCAGATATGAAACCGCATCAAAGGCGTGGGCTCAGCAAAAAAGAGGTATTGGAAGATATCCAAAGGGTTTACAAAGAATTGGGATATACGCCAAAACATCGAGAATATATACAAATGGGTGGTGTATATGTTGGTTATGATCCGATTAAAAGCCGTTTTGGATCTTGGACCAATGCTTTAATGGAAGCTGGTATCCCTATTGAGAATGTTGGTAAGGCTAATAAAGACTTCGTTCTGCGTGAGTTGAGAAAGTGGCACCTCAATCACAATGGCGATCCTGATTGCCTAACTTATTGGACGCTCCGAAAAGCCAAAGCCAATAGAAAGTTTCCCATGTCCTGTGCTACCATTAGGAATGCTTTTAAAGGTTTTTCTTGGGAAGAGATCATGAAGCAGATCGATGCTAGATATGAGACGAACGACATGTTCAAACACAGAACGACCCATATCGGAAAAGATGGAAATGCTTATAAGTCAAAGTTGGAATTAAAGGCTGGCGACCACCTTTTCCAACTAAAGAAGGATGGGCGTATTGTGGATTACCGATATGAAGTTAGGGTTTGTGATTCTAGGCAGTGGACATGCGATTTTGTAATAGATACCCAAGAAGGAAAGAGTATTTGGCTGGAGGTTGATGGTTTGAGATCGAACAGGCATGTGCCATACGGTCCAGAGAATGACAAAATCTGTTATTATATGGACACGGGTATAAAATACCATATCTTATCCTATAATAACCGCAGTGTAAAAAACTTTATCAACTCTCTTCTTGGTGAACATTTTCCTATCGGACCGAAAGGTTTTGATTTTTCTTTTAAAGCAGAAAATTTCGTGTTTTTTACAAAAGAGGAAATCTATCGCTATCACCAATCTCATGGAAGAGAAGCGGTGTTTTCGGATCTTGTTTTACCTTTTTATGAATATTTACTAACCTATATCAACAAACATGGGTGGCTCTATCCTGAACAGACAGAAACACTGGAAGATGTATTGATGAAATTACGAAACAGGGATGGAAAGCTTATGTCAGCCGATAGGATTGGCTCATCTTTTATGAAGAGCCATTTTTCAAGTTTTTGGCATGCGTCATCCGGCAAGTTTCAGAGTCCAATTTCCTGTACACTTAAATCCTCCATCATGCTTCCGCTTCTAAAGTATAGGTTCGGTATTAGCAACAGTCGACCATATCAATATGTTTTTGATGGAGAAAAAGTTACCTTTAATGAGTTATTCGACATAAGTTTAAAGGCAGTGAGAAGATCTTTGGAGGTGAATAGATATACGGTGAGTCTTTTCAAGCCGATTGTGGCCAAGTTCATTTATCAGAAGTTTGGATTTGAAGGTATGAGGGTATGGGATCCCTGTGGTGGTTTTGGCGGACGTATGCTTGGCTTTTGTGGCACATTTCAAGATGGCACATATATCGCAAATGAGCCCAATCCTGATACATATCGTGAACTGGTGAAATTAGGTCATATGATAGGCGGCAACATTACTGTCATGCCGGAGGCCATTGAGGAGGCTCCTATCCAGAAAAATATCGACATGGTTTTTACATGTCCTCCTTATCGATTTAGAGAGCACTATTGCGACAGTGTATTACAATCTGATGTCAAATATCAGACAGAAGAGGAATGGGATGAGGGATTTCTTACAACTCTTTTGAACAAATCACTGAAATCTCTCAATAAAAATGGTATCTGCGTTTTTATCGTAGACCAAGCCATCCGAAAATCTATCGTATCGTTGTCACAGGTAATGGGTTTCGAGATTGCTCAAATCTTACCTATTAGAAACCAAAGCACTCATCTAAATCCCAAGCCCAACAGTGAATTCTATGTTGTGCTGCGGCCGTCATGTATTAGCAAATAACAACCTTTTTACGATCAGGGTTCTGGAAAAGCCATCCATATGGGTGGTTTTTTTGTGTGCTGTGCTTACCGTGCGGCACATATATCAATATTTACACATTGTTACATACCAAATCCTGTCGCATATCTTTGCGACATGTAACTAGCAAAAATCTATCAATATTTAGCCATTCTCTTGAGAGAGAGAATTATCGGAGGTCCGCAGATGGGCAGCAGATACAACTACTTTGAGGTTATCACCGTAGACGTGGCGGCCTTCCCGACCGATCCTCAGTGTAACTTCAAATTTCTTTCGCAGGGATTCAGTTTCGTCAATCGTGGAGGTGCCGTAATCGAATATTCGTTTGACGGCACTACTGTTCATGGCGACCTCGACAACACTGATGCATCCGTAGAGAGGCTATTTGTGAGTCGCATGGAATGTAAGGTATGGTTTCGTACGGCTGTTGGATCACATGATGTTCGGGTCGAGGCCTGGGGTGGCTGGGGCAGGACCTAATGAACTTCATACGCCGTTCTGACGGTACAACTATCTATGGCGGTTCACATGTTACTGTCCGTAGTTGGCGCGCCGGCGGAATTCAAAACAGTGTTTCTGCCGAGGATCGCGCCTGGGAACAGCAGGTTTTAGCGGCTTGTACCGAATTGAGAGAGTCGTTCAATTGGCGTAACGACGATCCAATGGATTCAGGCAATATAGAACTTGGTCTGGTGGTACAACTATTCGGCCAGTATAAACGTCCTGAATTGGACAATTTTATGCCTGAGATGGGATGTTTTAGAAGAGAATGAAGACGATTAACACAACTGTCGAACGCGAATTGCGCGTCAACATGACCGATGAAGAGGTGCGGATGGCTAGGCGAAATCCACCACCTGCAAGCGAGTTAATGGGTCTTTGGGACGAGTCATACTGGACACGGGGGCAATGGGATGATGCGCTTGTTGCGCTAAAATGGCCTAATGCAGATATGGCATACTTGGTTAGTTGGCGCGACGCTATGCGTCGCAAAATCGAAGAGATTGAACAACTAAAACGAATCTACAAAGACAATCCGGAAATCATCAAACTCGCCCAAACCGTCTATGATATGGCTAGTACTATTCATAATGGTTTTCAGGAGCGTATCAAGAAGATTCCTCCAGAACTCAATACACATGCTTTTTTTTCGTCGCGTTTCAAACCTAGAGTAAGAATTCTCGCTGGCTGAAAATAAGGAGCAGTAAGGCATGCCTGTTAAGACTGAAGATAAGACAAGAAAACAACTTTTCAAATTTGCCGACTTGATCGGGGCAAGATCCGACCTTGAGCAGTTGTTCAAGAAGTGGGATGCCGTTCTTCCGCTCGTTCCAGCAGGTTCGGAACGACAAGCGATGGCTAGAACGGCGATACTGGAAGTTCAGCGATTACTGGATATTCATGCCGAAAATCACGATGGACTCACTATCGGAAATGAAGTCATTATTCCGGCGGCGGTTAAGGAGAAGTCATGAAGCACTCCGTAGAAGCGGACATTAGACGGGGATTTCTCCGCATCGGTTCGCTCTTTAACAAAGTAGAAGTAAAGATTCCCGAGGGACATACTTGCGTAGCGGAAGGCTTCCATCTACACAAGGGAAAGGTTGTCCGCAAGGGAAAAATACAAATCAGCAAGGTTCCAAATGAAGATCGTATGACTCGTATTCAATTACGAGACCTTGTTGTTGTGGGATGAGAATTCATGTAGATAAAGATCAGGTATTACATCTATATGGCTGCGGAATGTCCCTTAGAGAGATAGAGCGGGAAACAGGTGTAACATATGGTACTGTACGAAATAGGCTCATTCGATGGACGGCACCTGATAATCTGATTGGAAGTCATAAGACAAAACAACTTGTTCATAAATTGTATAAACAAGGCCTGACTATTAGGCATATTTCTGAAC